ACCTTACTGATAATCTTGACTTGGCCAAGTTCATAGGTAAAAAAGTTAGATACAAAAGAAAATTATTAGAAAATAGTTCTTTTTTGAAAAGTGTTGGTACTAATGCTCTAACTGAAATTTATGAAGTAAAACAAGTCCAAAAAGATTATAAAGGCGACGATGTTCTCAGAGGATATGCAACTGTCAATTACAACGACACTTTTGGAAGGTGTCTTAATGTTGAAGATATTGAATTAGTTAAGGAGGTAGTGTAATGGCTATAATTTTAGAAAGACCTTTACCAAGTGGTGAATACAGAAGACAGTTCTCTTCTTGTTGTGGCGCTTGCGACAAAGGTGTTGAAGGCGGGGTTGTTTGCAGAGGATGTTACGACCTTGTTGAAGAATATGTGGGTGAAGATGATTTAGATTATTTTTATCAGAATTTGAATCCAGATATAAAAGATGATTTTTTTGAGTTCATGCTCGATGATTCACAAAATTTCTCCGAGTATGAACAAATGATTATTAACAAAAGAAGAGGTGCAAAATGAGTATAAAATCATTCAAGGTATATCAAATAAAAATCTCAGACGAGATTCACAACTTTGCTAACAGCAAAGAGGGTGGTCACGATAACACTGCAAAAAAATATCCTGAGTACGAAGCATATTTAGATAGATACCAAGGATATGACGCGTTTGACGACAGCAAATTCAAATACTACACAAAAGTAGTACAAGTGAAGGTTGATGGAGGACTTGTGACCAAGGACAAATACGGCTCTACAAAACCTTTCAAACTTGAGCGCCTCGAAGATGTGTTCAAAGTTTTGAATAACTATTTTTATGACGAAGACTCACAAACTGATCCCGTTTATGAAAACCATGTTTTTGATTTTGGTAAAAAAACATTTGTCGACAGTGAAGGGCAGACTCAAGAATATGCAGACTTTGCTTCGCTGTCTGTGGGGGATATTGTGGAAGATCCAAACGGAGACTTTTTCTTAGTTGACGAGATAGGATTCAAACCAATATTAAAAGGCCTAAATAAAAAAGAGGCAGTTGCATAGTAACCTTCAAAACAAAAAGAGGAGGCGCAAGCCTCCTTTTTTTTAGTATAGATCCTTCAATCCTACTTCTTGTATGCCCTCTAAATTGTAAGGTTTGAAATCTTGGCTGGCCTCACATTCTTGTATCAAACGTAGCGCTTGTTGGTTTTTGGCCTGTGCGTATTTGATGGCCTCCGGGTGTAGTGTATAAATCACAAACGGATACGGATCTTGTTTTTCTTGGGCCAGAAAATTGAAAGCCCTAGCTGTTAACCCTAGGGCTCTAGCAGCGTCAATATATAGCGCTGCTTGCATGTGATAGTTGAACGCGTTAATAGCTTGTTTAAAGCCTCTAGGCGAAGCGTCACGACAGGTTTTAAGGTCCCAGATACATTCACCATCATACCAATCGAATCTCGCCTTGAACGGCTCTCCATGCCACTCAAAAACCAAAGTGAGCTCTGCCTTATCGGTTGCTTTGGGAATGTAGTCCTTAACTATTTCACGGCGTTGCATACAAGTGTCATACATGTCTTGTGTTATCGGTGTCCTATTTCCGACGGACGCTAAAAAATCTTCGTAATCTGCTTTACCAGCTTTGGTTCTTCGGTCCACTGCGGGTTGGATCACAAACTCCTCTGCAAATTTATGATGCTCTAAAAATACTGTGTGTTGCACACGTCCTTCTAACAGAGCTGGTGTTTGTTCTAACTCTTTTCTGTTCTTCCAGGTGTAAGGACATTTGATAACTGCTGTCAGATCGTGGGATCTGCGTGCCGGTATCTCGGCGTACTGTTCATAACTTAGATCCTCGTAAACTCCTATTTTAAATTCTTTCATTGAGCTAACTCCTTGATTTCTTGTTCGGTGAGGTCAAAACAATTCAAGTTACCAGCAACTGTGCGACGCTCACCTTCACCGAAAAAAGGATAAACGCAGTGTTGCAACCAGGAAGGAAACAACAAAAGCTTTCCTGGTTCGGGTTTTATATAACGAGACTGCGACGGCCTGAGTCGCTCCGGATCACCTACCTGGTTCAAGCCGTAAGTAAAATTTATGTAGCCGTCTATTGCTCCTGAGCTTTGATATAAATTAACCCTGGCATTTTTGTCAGTGCTGGGCCCGCCTATTTGTTCCGGTACCATGGTCCAGGTGGTAAAAGAAATACCCATCGGCGCTGAGGTCAGATGATCGTGTATTGGATTGTAATCACCTTCATAGCTATGCACGGACCACAGCTTATCAACAGATATTTTCTTGGGCTTTAATGGAGAGTGTGTTTGCTCCACGAAATGTCTGAGATAAGCTGAGGCTAAACTCTCAACAATTCTAACAAAAGGTGCTAGAGAAACATCCTTAAAATCCATCACGAGTTGCTCGCCTTGGTGGATTTGGCCAACTAAGGTGTCAGCCGCTGATACGCGCTCCTCGTTTTGTTTTAAGGTGTCCAGGTAATCGTTGAGAGTGGTCACTACCTGGTCGGTCAATCGGTGTTGCAACATGAAAGCAGCTGGCAACGTAAAAAGCTCGTATTCAATCTGCTTGCTCATGTTCTCTTTGTAACTTGGCCAGCTCTGTCAAAATCAATGAGTAACCAACAAGATCGTCAGCGCTGTCTGCATGTTTTGGGTTAGCTACCATACGACAGGCCTTGAAAACTATCATCATCGAACAACATTGCGAAGGCGTTAGCTCTATTCCCAAGAGGCCGCTCCAAGCATTAGCCAGCTGTGTAAAAAATTTATCGGGGGTAGCATAGTCTGCGCCCTTTTGATCTAGAAGATCTGCTATCTGTTGTGCTTTTTCTAAATACATACCTATGGGGTGGTGAGCAGCCTTAGACCTTGGTTGTGAGACAAACGGAGAAGGGCCACTCACCGGTGAAGTTAAAAAGGGATCTCGTCGTCCTCGAACTTCTTTCGCTGTGGCGTCTCTATCTCTTGAGCTGCCACAGCTGTCTCGGAAAGTCTGCCTAAATCTTCATTGTTTGCAGCTCTAGTATTCGGAGCGGCGTCGTCGTCGCTGGCTGCTAAATATTCAAAACTTTCTTGGATCTGTTTTTGTTGCCATTCGGGCAAACTGTCAAACACATCACACATGGCTTTGGTTTTTGGTGAGGAGTTGCCATTAAACTCTTCACAATATATTTCTAAATCAAAAGCTTTTTGTTCGTTCTTAGTCGGGACCTTTTGACTGCCACCCGCTGGTTCACGCAAGGCAATTATTTTTGGATTGCCGCCGCCAGTGCCGTCTGGCATTGGATTCGTGTGACCCACTTCTATTTTTGCAGTCATGCCTAACAAGCCAACTAAATCAAAACCTCTGAGCTCTTCATCAGACAAGCTCATGCCACGCCAGGATTCAACGTCCAAACGTAAGGCCGCTTTTTCATGTAAAGACAGAGTGTATTTTTTTGAAACCGCAAAAGGTCGGCCGTCTTCCATAAGGGTTTGATTATTTTCCGGTCTTACCGCTGCGGTGATTTCAAAAGCCAGCGTTACCTGGTGTTTAGGTTTTGGTTCGTCATTACCGAAAGCTTCGAGCCTGGTACCCAGGTCAACGATGGAATATAATGTGCCTTCGTAGATCCCTTTTTCAAGTTTTGGGAAGTCAGCACTTCCTCCTTTGTCAGTGATTGTTAAACTCATTTTTGTTTAGCTCCTTAATGTGTTTGCAAATTCTAATAAACTTGGATAATATCTTATAGACTTTTGCAAAGCAAGTAAATCAGAAAAAAATAGGAATGATTGATGTCATTAAAAATAACCGGACCGAATAAAAATAAAAGCAAACCCTTCACCAAAGATTACATTTCACAGTTTAGAGATTTCTTAGCCAGTAATGGTTATGAACCGGATCCGAAAAAAGGTTTGGTCGTCGATGGCTCCGTCGGTCGGGCGTACATCAACATCGGCAATCAGAGGAAGCTCGTGGGTTGGTATCAAGCGTGGTTAGATCAATCTTCCCCATTTGGCCGCATTGGCGATTATCGTTACAGTGCGGATCAACCCACGGCGACCTGGAAACCAGAAAACAGCGGACAGTACAAACTGACCAAAGCGCAGAAGGCCGAGATCGAAGAGCTCCGACGTAAGGCAGAAGTAAAAAGCCAGGAGAAGTACACTCAGGCTGCGGCCCGATCACAATCTATTTGGGACCAATGCGAACCAGTAGAAAAACATCCGTACCTGGAAAGGAAACAAGTGCTTTCGTATGGCCTACGTAAAGACAAACACGATAATTTGGTGATACCTTTGAAAGATGGTCAAGGCACAATAGTTGGTTTGCAATATATTAGTGACGAGGGAGAAAAACGTTTCCTCACTGGTTCTAAAAAAAGCGGTAGCTTTTTTCTACTCGGTAGAGAGATCTTCAA